GAGAATGGCAGTATTTACTATGACTCAATCAACTGTCTTAATCACACAACAATCAATAGCTACACTGTTGATGCGACAAGGACAATCGTAACAAACCTCGATTCGAGTTACCCATTGTTTGTGGCTGACAAGGCGGTAAACGGATACACTGACGACGAAGGCTTAGATGATGGGGCCATCTTGGTTGCATGGAAACCAACAGGAACCACTAACGCTTATACTCTTAGCTATTTTAGCAGGTCTACATCCGCCTTGGCAGCAGTTGGGTCTTCTCCGCTTCAGATTACTTACGGAACAGGCCCGGAAGATATAAGACCTCATTTTGAAGCATGGAAAGAAAACGAGGGTGTTGGAAACGACATTTTTCTAAAATGCTTAAATGATTCTACAGATTCAGGCAATTACAATATTGTTTTTGGAACAACACATAAGCCATCCGGAGACCCTCAACTGCACTTAATAACCATTAAGGCAAGCCTTAGCTCTTATCTTATTTCTGACGCTTTCCTGGTAAACCAGCATCTTCTTTCCGGCACGGCAGGAACGCTGACGGATGGGGGGACAGTTCATGTATGGGTCGAAACCTCTAATCTTGGAGGCGGTGCCGTTGGAGACACAGTTGTTCAGCATAGAATCTCTCACGTAACAAGAGAACGGGCAGCCAGCGACGGAAACATAACAACAGTAAGCAACCCAACAGCATGGAACTCAAGCATTACGTCCGATGCTTTTAGATACCCAGCATCATCAGGAAAGCTTTATCTTGCTGTCTCTCAAGTAAACGACATTAGCCTTACAAGAAGGTCAAAGGACTCATCATCCGCTAACCTTATGGATAACTCCCAAAGAGGTTTAAATAATAACATTGTAATCATAAGCTCTGATGACCAGTTAATGGCAGCAACTCCAACCGGAAGCTGCGCAACGTGTCTTACTTCAGAATGGGTACAAAGAGCGCCTGTTCCAGAGGGCGGGCTGTATCAAATCAGAAGAAACCTTTACGGCGTTCAGAGAATTACGAGAAAGAACACCAACACAAAGTACATCTTTGGGGCGTCTAAGTTTGTTGGTTACGAAGAATACGACCCAGGGGTTGGTGGGCAAGCAAACTATAAAGACAATATTTTTGGAATTTCACTTTGCGAACTAGACTTTGACCCTGACAGGCCCCTAGCCTCAATTGAAGCAGGACGCTCATTTGCTTTCACTGGCGGGTTTTTAAGCGGTTACGATAAGTCGAGCATATTTGAGCAAGGGTTTGTAGTCTATCCTGCCATACAGCAAATAGTTGAAGCAAATGCAACGGGCGACGGCCTCCCTCACCCTATTACCTCTGGCAGTGACTATAAATATATAGCAATTTACGAATGGGCTGACGCAAATGGAAACGTGCATCGCTCTTACCCGTCACCCCACGAAAGCTTTATTCCTTCCGGCGCAAACAAAAAGGCGACCATATTTGTTTACCCTCCTAGCTTTTCAAGAAAGCCAGAGAGCGGAAGAATCAAAATAGTCCTTTATAGAACAGAGGCAGGCGGAGGAATTTTTTACCGGATAGGCTCTAAGTCTGTAAGCTACCCAGCGGAATACAGCGCAGAGCAATTTGAGGACGACGGTAAAAACCTGGACATCACGGCCAACGAACAGCTCTATATTGTTATTGCTCGTGAGAATGACTTTATGGGTTCGTGCAATGACATTATTGCCCATAGAGGAAGGGCTGTAGTTGTTCGCTCTGATGACGTAGTTGCCTACTCTAAGCCAATTGTAGAAGGTGAAGAAATAGGGTTTAACGAGTCATTCTCTTTTGTTCTTCCCGCAGACAACTCCAAGGTTGTGGGGATTGAATCAAACCTAGACCACCTTCTTATATTCTCAGAAGAAAACGCTTACTTTGTTTCAGGCGAAGGACCAACCGCTCTTGGTGAGGGAGGCTTCACAAACATCAGAGTGTTTGCCGCTGGACAAGGAGCAAGAAAAGGCTCTGCTCACGTCGATACTCCAATCGGAGTATTTTATCAGGCTGAGCGCGGAATATACTTGGTAAGAAGAGACTTGTCTGTTGTCTATCACGGCGCTCCTGTTGAGGACAGCTCCACAAGATTGCTCGTCGGTGCAACGCTTGTAGATTCCACAAATGAAGTCAGGTTTCTGCTTTCTAACTCAGGCACAGCATCGGGCTCAGATTACTATTTAATCTATAATTACTATTTTCAAAAATGGGCACTGTGGACTGTAGCATACACCTCTTCTGCTTGGCAGGTTGGTGAAGTCTATAATGGGACAGTTTTTTTAAGAGTAACGGCTGACGGGAAAATCTACAAGCAAAGACCAGGAGTTTACCAGGACGATAACTCAAGCGGAACGCCGGTAGATTATAATGTAATTCTTCAGACTGGTTTTATTGCAGCGGCAGGGCTTCTTCACGCTCAAAGAGTTTACCGGGGAATGCTTATTGGAGACTACGTTAGCGACCATACTCTTTCGATTTCGGCTTTTTATGATTACGACCTAACATCAGGGACCGCGTACTCAAAATCAATAACAAGCTCGAACGATAACCCTATGCTTGTTAGACTGCATTTAGACCAGCAAAAGTGTCGGTCGGTGAGTTTTAAAATTGAATTAGCAGGCT